CCAATACCACAAGTCAGGATCGTTTGTGGAGGTTGGAAACGGATGGAGAGTGAGTGGCGATCCCAACGGCACAAAGGTTGAGAAAATTGTTGGTAACGGGTACGAGATTTGTCTTGGTGACAAAAAGGTGTATGTGGCTGGAAGCGGTGGATTGGATTTGGTTGTGGACGGTGGTGTGAATCTTACCGTTGGAGCCGCATCAAACATTCAAATAAACGGAGATGTAAACATTCTTGCCAAGAACAATGTAAATCTGCAATGCGAGGGTAACTTCAAGGCATCGGCTAAACAAATGGAGTTCTTTTCTGCGGGTGATGTGGGTTTCTCTGGAAGATCGGTGTCGTTCATCAGCGATGCTGGTGTCATGGTGGTGACACAAGGCGGAAAGATTGAAATGAATTCGGGTAGCCCAACGGTTCGTCCGTCCAAGGTAAATGTTCAATAAGGAGGGGTCATGCCAAGAGTATGCCGAGCAGGAATAGATAAAGCCGGAGGTTTAATTTTGGGAGGAAGTTCCACAGTTTTTATTGACGGTTTTCCTGTAGCCCTTCAAGGCAACAGAATATCCACTCACGGTGATAGCCCACACAATAACGCTATTATCATAAACGGTAGTTCAAATTTTATTGTTGACGGTATTCCTGTTTGTGTGGAAGGAACCAGTAAAGGCACTTGTGGGCACATAGCGTCGTCCACTTCTTCAGTAATTGTACCATAAGAGGTAAGCATGGCAGATGTAGGCCCAACACCAGAATGCCCATGTGGCGCAAAAGTCTCTGACGATCAGAGAAATGCTGTAAATTGGGGGCGCAGTAACCCTGTTTTCCAAAACCCTGTTGCATCACAAATCAATAACGCACAGGGAGGATTTGCCGCTGGTTTAGCAAAAGCAAACACAATAATAGGTCTTTTGCCCGGTGATACTTCTCAAATGAGTAGGTTGGTGAACACTATCGGGAATATGGATGGAGTACTTACTAATTACAAAAATACATCAAACCGATTGTCTGGTTTGCCGTTTAATGGGAATGGCCCAGACTTGCTGTCTTTGGTGTCTACTGTGGGTGCTGCAATCAACTTTCAATGTGCTTTGGGTATTGATGGACTGGATGTGGGTGTGGGTATAGGTCTAATGACTGAAGACGGAAAACTAAAACTGAATGTGGCTATCAACGCACAAGCAGACCTCAATAAAATATTAGACAAGATTCTTGCAGGTGGTGGCACTGGTGCTGATATTTTAAATGAAGTAAAGAGTGCTGTAGCCGAAATAGAAAAGATTACCAACGCAATCAATGCTATTGCAGGCGAGATAAACGATTCTATAAACGCTGTGAACGGCTTATTCAACGATGCCCTTAACTTTATTTCACAGTTCACCAATATCAACTTTGCAATCAATTTTTCAAACGATCCGTGCACCAAATTTGGTGTGGGTTTTCAACAAGGCATTTTGAATCCCGAATTCATTGAGCAAGCGCGAGCAGCAAACCCACTCAATCAAGCAGCCAATCCGGGATTCGGGAGTACAACGCGATGAGCGAACCAACAGAAATGGCATCGTCTTTGAGTGGTATACGAGACATTGTGTTTTCTATTGGTGAATTGGTGGGTGTTTTGGGTGTTGGTGTTGGGCTTGGTGTGGTTTCCATGTTGAAGAAAAAGAATATTTCACTCAAGTGGCGAGCCAAAAAGGAAACAACTCAACTCCAAATACACAGCAAGGTTCACGAACTACTCACAGAGATGCGAGTACTCATGCGCTGCTCGCGTGCAATAATATTTCAATTCCACAACGGTGGCAAGTTTGCAGACGGTAGTTCCATTAAACGGTTCTCTGTGACACACGAATCCTGTGCGGGCGGTATTCCCAGTATGTTGCTAGAGTCGCAGGATGTGCTGCTGACACGATACATGGAATTGGTTGATATTTTGGACAAGCGAACCAATGAAATCATACGGGTATCAAGTTTGCCGGATTGCTCGCTTCGTTCAATATTAGAGATAAATAATGTGGTATATTTTTCTGTGAGTTCGTTGAAATGCCAAGATTCGCTGACTCCTATGGGTTTTGTGTGTTGCCATTGGTGTGATATGGATGATATGGACAAACTCCACGAGGAAGGAATAGCCGATAGCAATCTACAGGATGTGATAGACAGCACCACACGAAGCATAAACAACCACCTGTTCCACGCACAAAAGTAACCAATGCCCAACTACCTAACATCCAATACGGGAAAAAGTGTACAAGACCCCGTGTACACAGATATTGATCCCACAATGGGAGCGCATCCCAAAACAGACGATTTGTTGACCCTTTCAGACACCAAAGCGGTTAGACAGTCCATACTGAATCTGCTGTCAACCGCATACGGTGAGCGTCTGTTTCAACCAAATATTGGAGCGTCTCTGCGTGCTCTGCTGTTTGAACCCATAGACTCCATAACTACATTTGAGATGCGAGACAGAATTCTAAACACTCTGCGTACACACGAACCACGAATCGGAACCTTGTTTGTGGACATCAAATCCTTTCCCGATCAGAATTCATACGAAGTTAGTGTTGAGTTTTCGTTGCGTGCCACTGGCGAAAAGGACACAGTTAACACGGTACTAGAAAGGATACGCTGATGGCACAGAATAACACAGTAAATGTTGTAGGGCTTGACTTTGAGGACATCAAACAGTCCTTGAAAACCTATTTGGAGTCACAGAGTAATCTAAAGGACTACAACTTTGACGGTTCTGTACTCAATACCCTTTTGGATGTGTTGGCGTACAATACGCACTACCAAGCGTTCTACTCCAACATGGTTGCAAACGAGATGTTCTTGGACAGCGCATTGCTGCGCCCGTCTGTGGTGTCTCATGCCAAGCATTTGGGCTACCTGCCATCCTCTATAACGGCATCCAAAGGCATGGTGAATGTCATGCTGGGCATAACGGCTTCAGCAGACACCTACTTGGCTAGAGGCACAGAATTCAGCGGAACTAATTTGGAAGGTACACGGTACAAGTTTGTCAACCTAGACACGGTTTTTGCTGACGCTGGTGATAACGCTATTAGAAATGTGGAGTTGTACGAAGGAACCATTCGCCGAGTCACATACATCTACAACCGTGACACCAAGATTGGTTCGTTCCTGATTATTCCAAACAACAAGGCAGATATTGGTACTCTGAAAGTTCGTGTGTACTCGTCCATTAGCGACACCACAGGAATTGATGATGTGTGGAGTTTGGGAACTGACTACCTGACCTTGACCCCCACTTCCAAAGTGTATTTCTTGCAAGAAAAAGAAGCAGGAATCTATGAGGTGTATTTTGGAGACGGCATCTTGGGGCAGCAGCCCGAGAGTGGTAATGTGGTTTCTATTGAATATGTGGAGACAAACGGCGAAGCAGGAAACGGTGTTGTGGCGTTTACCAAGTCTGGTGATGCCAGCATAAGCAGCGTGGAATTTGTTGCTGATGCGGTTACTGGCAGCACAGCCTCGCAGACTTCCGGTGGTGCAGACTTGGAAGGTATTGCAAAAATCAAGTTCTTGGCTCCCAAGTTCTACCAAACAAGCAATCGCGCAGTAACAGAAAACGACTACTCTGCTTTGGTGTACAAGATTTTTCCAAATGCCCAATCGGTTCATGTGTACGGTGGTGAAACAGTAACACCCCCACAATACGGAACTGTATATGTGGCAATCAAACCCAAGTCAGGTGAAAAACTAACGCTAGGCGAAAAACTAACGCTAGAAGCCCAGTTGCGTAGGGATTACTCGTTGCTTACGGTTTCTCCAGTCATAGTTGACGCGGATTTCACAGATTTGGTGTTTGATATTCGTGTTGTGTATTCACCAACCATCATGTCTATCTCTCCGGGTGTGTTGCGATCACTGGTGTATGCGTATGTGTACAGTTACTCTGCTGCTGTTGTGGAGCGGTTTGGTTCTGATTTTTACTACTCCAAGATGGCAGAAGGCATCAACAATCTGGATCGTTCAGTTTTGGGCGTGTATACCAAAATAAAGATGCGTAAGAGCATAGACTCGTCCACAATTTTGACTGCAAAGAGTTATACTTTCAATTTTGGTAATGAGTTCTTCCATCCGTATGACGGATACACATCAGTTATTTCTACCAACCAATTCTCCCACCCTGATCTTATTGGAGTGGTTTATACTGATTGCAGTCTGCGCGATGACGGAAACGGAGTAGTAAATGTGGTGCGTCTTGATCCACTCGTTGATGGTGACTATCTAACTGTGTATCCATCAGTCGGAACCGTGGACTACACAGCGGGAACTGTGGTTGTAAACTCTAAATTCACTCCTACATCTTCATCTACTGCTTTCCCCATAATACTAACAGTTGAGCCGCAAAGCACAAATATTTTTATCAAAGACAACGCAGTTCTTCGTATAAACAGCACATATTTGGATTCTGTACAGGTGACTGTTGCCACGGAAGACGAGTCTTCGGTTGCATCTCTAATACGATAACACAGTATGCCAGAAATCAAATCAATAATCCTGAATACTCCTGCGGAAGCACTTGAAAGTATTCTGTCTCCTTTTATTGAGGAACAGTTTCCTTCGTTTATGCGTAGTGATTACAGAAAATTGGTGCTGTTTATCAAAGCGTATTACGAGTGGGCAGAGACACAGGGTAATTCGGGATTTGTTAACAGTAACATTGATTCAGCAATTGATATTGACAACAATCTAGATCAGTTCTACTCTCACTTCAAGACCACTTTTTTGGACTCGTTTCCTGAAATATTTGCAACCAATGTGGACGGACTCAAACCAAACAAAAAGACGCTGCTGAAAAAAATTAAGCAGTTTTACGGAAGCAAGGGCACAGAAAGCGCGTATCGCTTCTTGTTCCGTTTACTATTTGACAGTGCTGTTCAGTTTTATTATCCCAAGAACGACATTCTACGAGCATCTGATGGTAAATGGGTAGAACAGATTTCCATCAAGATTACACGAAACAACGAAACTATTCACAAATACGCAGAAGGTGGCAAAGTACAGCAGTACAAAGACCTGTACACACTGCAAGCGTATGCAACCATTGATCGGGTGTTTCAGTATTACCAAGACGGTGTGCCCATTACAGAACTGTATCTGACCGATCTTGTTGGTAATTTCTTGCCCAATGCTGAAGTTGTTCTAACACCGCCCGATTCTGCCTTTGATCCGTTTACAGAAACCACATTCAGTGTGCTTGGTGATTTTTATATCCAAACAGCAGGATCAAACTATAATGTGGGAGATGTGGTGTACTTGCAGGGAGATGGTGTGGGATTTTCTGCAAAGGTGCAACAAACAGGTTTAGACGGTTCTGTTAAGCGTATCCAAATTGAAAATTCTGGCATCAATTATGTGAATACCGTAAGTGCACTGGTTATTAGTTCTAACGGAGTCAACACCAACGCACAAATCGTGTTTACTCCTTCTGCCGTTACTCGGTATCCGGGATATTATAAAGGTAATACAGGAAAAATTTCGTCTACTCCCAAGATTTACGACGGCGACTACTACCAAGAGTTTTCATACGAATTAAAATCAGCAGTCAGTATAGATCGGTTTTATTCCGTATTGAAAGAATTGGTGCATCCTGCTGGCATGAAAATGTTTGGTTCAATCTTGTTAGAAGGCGACATTTTGTGTGAGCATATAGGTTCAAGCCAACTTACTCGTGTGGGTATTCCAGTATTGGGCAACTACTTGCCGTACACCTTTGGAACCACTTTGGATTTACGAAACAACGGTGTTACCGCTGCTGGAAATTGGGTGTTTCAAGAATACGGAATCACATACGGAACCACTGGAGATTTGTATCCCGCAGGTTACAATCCGTATATTGGCAGCACAGCAGAATTAGGGCCAAACGGATTAACTGCTCCACTAGGAACCACATTCACCGCAGGCGGTTCAGGTGGAAACTTGGGATACACCTATTGTTTTGTGCCTGAAGGCGGTACGGTGGCTCACCGTCCCCTCGGTGCGCCTCTAGGTGGCATTACGGCATGGCTGTTGGGCAACGAGTCTCGTTTGGGCCCTGATGTGGTGGGTAATTCCCCGTTTGGTTTGGTTGGTTTAACCCTGTGGCTCAAACCTGAAAATATTGGTGTGTGTGGTGGTTCGCTGATTACAGGCAGAAGCATGGACATTTGGCGTGACGCTTCGCTTTCACAGAATCACGCAGTTCCGCCTAAATGGGATCTGTGGGACAATCAAACTGTAGTGTATATTAGAAAAAACATTGGTGGTGGAAGCAATTGGAACCAATCGGTATGGAATACCAATCCCTGTGATAATTTAGAGTTTATTGTTGGCAATTATGGGCCACCAATAAAAGGAATATCTGAAGGTAATGGAAACGGATTCATGCTTGGTTTCTGGGGTGCGGGTGGAACTGGCCCATTAGGAACTGGTGGAAACTCTATAAATTTGGGATACCACCGATTGGACTTTAGTTTTTATATTATCAATCCTAATAGTAGAGGCGGAACTCCATATGTTGCATTTTACGAAGTAGGAAGAACTGGTGGAGGCAATGGTGAATTGATTGGTACTGCTGTAGCAAGAAATAATTATACATCACAAACAATATTTGGTCTAAGTCACGATAAAGTAAACGACAGAGTGACTTATTATCTAAAAGAGAATCCACAGTCCGCACCAACCATTTTGAGAGGCCCAATTGGAGTTTCGGCTGGTGAGGTTTTCTATCCCGATAGTAGTTGGATTTACCCTGCTTCAAACTGTCAAATCGTAAAGTGCGAGAATGCTGGGGTTGAATTGCCTGCGTCTGGATGGACGGCTACCACTGGCATGAGGTTTTCACTTGTTAGAGGTGTAACGGTTGACAAACTTCGCCCTACACTAGTTGTAAATGATCGCGGAATAGCAGGCAGAACGGGAATTCAGTTCAATGGTGGAGTTGTGTATGGCCCACAAACAGTTTGGACACAAGCAGGGCTTTGTGGTGGGTATTATGGTGATACATTAGGTTCTAATGGTGTTGCTCCATTTGTATCGGGGTACACAGGAGAAGCAATACAGAGCGGTAGATTCTTCACACTCACGAGAGGTTTGTCGCTTACAAAAGACATGACTGTTTTTGTGGTATTCAGAGCAGGCACTACTGCATCAGGATACACCGCTTCCAATTTCGGTCTTGGTCTAGCCAGTTCTTCAAAACGGTTTGCTAATTTTACCCCTGCGGTGGAGAATACTCGTACAAATCTATTAAGTAATACAAGTGATTTGAGCGATAAAACTAATTGGCCCGATTTTCTTTCTGGCAGTGGTGTGGCAACCACTAGAACATACGGCAACATATGGGCCCCTGATGGAACAACCACCGCAACTAGAATTGCGCTAAACAAAGGCGCAGGAACAGCAAGTACTGATTGGTGTTTGGTTCTTCAAAGTCTTTCTTGGTCTGTGGGTGCTAAATTCGGTGGTTTTATTTGGATGCGTTCAACATCAGGAACGGCAACAGTTATTTTGCGTCATGCTAGTGGTAATGTGTATCAAACTCTAAATCTGACAACCACATGGCAGAAGTTTTACATACCACAAACGGCTAGTATAGCCACTGGTAATTTTCAATTTGGTCTTCGTGGAACATACGGAACTCCCGATACTGCTACGGTGGATGTGTGGCAACCCCAGTTGTTTAGTGGGTGGGGCTTGACTCCTTTCACTAGCGAAACTGACCACCTGCTATACCATAGATCGTATAGTGATATTGATGCAGACACCACCAAACAGAACAGCACATACTATTTTGTAAACTCTGGCACAAACGAGTCGTTTTATCCGTATGAAAGTGGTCTAGTTGGTTTGCGTAGCAACACAGGCAGCACTACTGCGTCTCGTATAGCATTCAACCCGTATAGGTCAACAACCACAGGGGTGTCTCTAGAAAACATTTCACTTGGAGAGTGGCGACGAAACCCTGACGGACGCATACAGTCGTTCTATAACGGAGAAGAGTCCACCAATTACTCTGTGGACACCGCTAGACGAATTGCCCGCCCTGATAGTCCGGGTGGTTCCAATCCGTCCAACTTTGCCGCATCTGAAGTTTCGTATAACGGTGCAACTCTTGACATTGGGCAGTTTGGCGCGTTCTGCTTGCCTGTGTTGGATTCGCCGTATTCTAATACATCTGCCAATTTTGTGACTGCTGCTCTTGCTAATATTCCGTACTCTTTCAACGGCGTAATTTACGAAATCCTTGTGTACGACCGTGTTTTGGATCAGAGTGAACGCCTGTTGGTGTACGCATATCTGTCTAGAAAGTACAGACTAGAGGCTTCTCTTGGGCAATTCTTTGAGGGTGCAGGCTTTGGTTGTTATCCTGCTGCTGTTGCCGCAGGATATCCGTATTGGTATATTGCCAAGCACCCAAACACAGCAGGATCAAAAGCAGTACCATTAGGAATGAGCATGGGAAACATGACCATACAATCGCTGCTATCCTTATACGGTTTGCTGTACAAGTCGGCAGGCACACGCCTAGCGGACGGAACTGTGCTGACTGAAGATACATACGATACACTGGGAGAGTAATACCTAATATGCCCCTACTACTGAAAACATCCATTAAGCGAGCATTTGCAGAGTCGTTTCTGACAGAAATAGCAGCAAATCGTGCCAACCACTACCTGTTTATTGCCAAGACCACTCCTTGGCCCGAAACAGCAGGAGCCAGTGCTGATGTTATACCTGTTGTGCCTGCGGACACAGTTCGTGAAGAATACGATGTTATGCGTAGCATTATTGGATACAAGCAAATAGATCCAAGTAAAATAGTTTTTGCTCTTCCACGAATCCCTTGGACTAATGGAGAAGTTTACGATGCGTATCGTGACGATGTGGAACTGTTTAGTGAAGACGCACCAAGTAATTTTTATGTGGTGACGGACTCAAACAACATTTATAAGTGCGTTGGTGCAACGGCAGGAACAGCAAGAAATGTTCCCACCCATACATCTTCCACTCCACTTACGGGTCAAGACGGATACACATGGAAATATTTGGCAACTGTAAAGGCATCAGAAATTCCTTATGAACTTACGGATTATGTGCCTATTAATTTTGTAAAGACTGAGCAAGACAACCTGACTGATCCTAGCACTAGCGAAACCACTCTACAGTTTAATGCTCAAAAATCTGCTATTAATGGACAGATTACTGCTCTTGAACTTGTTTCTACAGGCGGTGCTTCTGCTGCAACTTATTTGGGAAGTGAATACGGTGCTCGGTTTGTGGGCGTTACTTCTGGATCTACTGCTGCCAATGTTTCGTATGGGGTTGGAGATTTTTATAGCATAACTTCTAGCACAAACACCAACCAGTTTAGCCTACCACAAGCACAATTAGACACCTATAAAGGAAATATTTTGCGAGTTGTGGGCGTGAGTGGCGGCAGTATTACAGATGTAAACAAGTACGGAATTATTTACGGTGTAACTGCTAGTAGCAATTCGTATACATTCACCATTCGTGGTGAGTATCAGCCGTTTACTCTGAGTTTGGCTGGTGCTAGTTCTAGAGTATTTTTTGATATTCTTCCCCATGCTCGTATTTCTGGAGACGGAACAAACGCTTACGGATTCTTGCGTTTAGGAAAAACAGGAGACAGCAATTGGCGTAAAGTTACAGGTATAGATTTGGTTGACGGTGGGCGGAACTATAGCCAAGCAGCAGTGGAAGTTGTTAGTCCAAAATCAGATGGTACATCAGGAAACACCGTACACCCCACACTGAATGCAATACTGTCTCCGAAAGGTGGGCATGGCTCTAATATTTTGAAAGAGTTGAATGTTTCGGATGTGATTATGATTGCAGAAATAGACGACACCAATGACTCTAGCGTTATTCCCACAGACGGATCGTATCGTCAGTTTGGAATCATACGAAATCCCGTGCTGAACGACGGCAGCGAAAATTTGGCAGGAAGCGATCAGCAGTATTATCGTAATCTTGTGTTGTTGTATATTGGAAATGGTTCATCTTCTTCAAAAACACAGTTTGAAACCAATTTCTTTAGCGGAAGTAGAAACTTTATTACAGGAGCAGAGTCGTATGCGTCTTTCCCTGTGAGTTCTGTGACATCAGTAAACACTGTAAACAGCGAAACCCGAGTACAAGTAAAAGTAAAAAATACAGGTGCTACTCCCGTTACATGGGCAGATCGACTCAATGTTTACGATCTCAACCTGTCTACTCCCAAGTCAGGATTTGTAGTGGGTGAAACTATTACTCAAAATATTCCTGCTGGTATTTCTGCATTTGGTGGTATAACATACGGATTTGGTGTTACCGCAGAAGGAACGATTATTTCTGCAACTACAACCAAGTTGGGTGTTCGTGTAACTAGCAATGCGTTTGCTCGTGGAGCCTCCGAATCTCTTAAGGTTACAGGAAGTTTTAGCGGTGTTACTGCGTATGTTGGCGGTGTTTCTTTGGGGTACGGTGAACTTGCATTTGTAAATAAAGGATTATCACTTGCTACCGAAGGTGGAAATACCGCTGAATTGTTCAAGATTATAAGTGCAAGCCCCCCATACTTTGACGAAGCAACAGTTCCAAAGTACACAGGACTGACTGTATTGAGCGTAAATAAACCAGTTGGATCGGGACTAGACGATTTCAGCGAAACCACATGGGTAAACGGTGATTTTATCCAACAAGGCAAGAGCGCGTCTTATGAATACGATTATGCCAGTGGTTATGTGTATAAGTGGGACAAGACCACCGCATCTACAGGAACCCTGTATATCAGCGAGCCTTTTGGTATATTCAAAACCAGTTCGGGTAGCGGAGTAACCTTCTCTCGTCTAAACAACAACTCAACAAATGACGGATACGCAGTAAGTAGTGTTACAAACCCCCAGATAGACATCCATTCTGGCGAAATCATATACATAAACAGTATACAGCCTGTTCAGAGACTACAAAACCAAAGCGAAGAATTCAGACTACGAGTAGGATTCTAAAAGGAAAATATGGCTTACGACCCAAGTATTTTCAACATTTCTCCGTATTACGACGATTATGATCCTGCTAATCGTTTCTTGAGAATTCTTTTCAAGCCCGGTTACGCGGTTCAAGCCCGTGAATTGACTCAAATGCAGTCAATTCTACAGGATCAAATTTCAAAAATTGGCGATCACCTGTTTAAAGACGGCTCCCGTATTGTAGGTGCGCCCATCTCGGTTCGTAACACTAACTTCTTGGGATTGAATACTGGTTCTGGTTCGCCATTCAACGCATTCGGCTCTACTGATTGGGCTTCACTGGTTGGTGGAACCATTTATTTTGGAGCAACTGCCAGCGGCACTATTGCCCATGTTCTCCCTCCTGAAACAGACAATAAACTGTTCGTGGTTGTGGATTATGTAAGCGGCTACGGTGCTCAAATTCCAATCACAGGTGCTACTCTAGGAATAACCACAAGTAGCGGTGGATCGTATACCCCAAGAGTTCCATCAGGTGCTTCTCACAACGGATTGTGCAAACTTGTAACCGTAGGCGAAGGCATATTCTATGTTGATGGCGCGTTTGTGCTTAACACCGAACAGTCGTTTACTCCTTTCACCGTATCGGGCAGTTATCGTGATTTGAGTTGTACTTCTGCTGGCGTTACCTTTGCCGGTTTGGATAAGAAGGTTGGTTTTGCTGTAACCCGAGACACAACCACATCAGCAGAGGATTTAACCCTGCTAGATCCGTCTTTTGGTTCTCCAAACTATAAAGCACCGGGTGGGGATCGTTTTGTTATAAATCTTGATTTGGCACAGGTTGATCTGACTGATACACCAAACGACTTTGTTGAATTACTGCGTTTTGAAGACGGTAGAGTAACCAAAAAAGCAGACAAAGTTGTTTACGGCGATATTGCCAAAACACTGGCTCAACGAACTTACGATGAATCTGGTTCGTATGTGGTTAGCCCGTTTGATGTGAGTGTTCGCAACTCAAGCACCGATTCTACTAAATTAGATGTTGTGATTGGGCCAGGAAAAGCGTATGTCTTTGGTAATGAAGTAGAAACCAAGTATCCAACCATTATTGGCATAACCAAAGCACGAACAACCGAAACTGCCAGTGGATCGTTTGTGTTTAATACTGGAAATGTGTTGGGTGTGACATTGGATCTCACAAACTCAGGATCAACGGCTTACACATATTTCAACAACATGAATGGTGGATACGGTTTTGTGCGATTCCGAAACAGTAGCGGTGCTGTTATTGGTCAAGCAGGGGTACACGGATTAGTTCCACGAGCAGTTGGGTCTGGCAAGACTTCCGCTGCGTACTCCATGTACCTGTATGGAATTTGTACCGATTCAGTAATTAGCGGAGCAAGCAGTGCAGTTGTTTACGGCAGCCCCGCAGGTGCAAGTGCAGGCATCACATTTGGTATATTCTATCCCATAACAGGAACCACTTTTGGCACGATTGGTGGCAGTGGCGCAAATGACACCTCTTTGGTGTACGAGATTACCCCCACACAAGGTATAAGTGCTTTTACTGCTCTGTCTTTCTACGGCAAGGTTGCAAGCAAGCCGCTGACTACTTTTAGTTTTGCTAATCCAACCACCACATGGACTGTTCAGCCATCAGATATTGATCTACCAACAGTTCCGTCTACTTCTTATATTGATATTGCTCCCGATTTAAGTGGTACGCCAACAAGTGCAAGATCAACAATTAGCAAGTATCAGTTTATAAACAACAGCGGTGTTGCTTTCTCTCCTGCTAATAACGATTCTAATGATCCCTTGACCAGTGTTGGAGTATCTAAAAGCGGCAATAATTTAGTGATGACTGTGACTAGTGGCCCAACCGGGTTCACAGGAGCATTGGGAACTACTGTGCGAATGCTGCTGCCTTTCAAGTATACACCTGATCTTTCTATCCCAAACGGTGTTTCTGCTTCTTGCAGAACCAAGACACCTACTGCCAGAACTCTTACTGCAACAGCGATCAACTTCTCTACCATAAATGGTCGCGTTGGATTTACTCTGCCTAATTGGGATGTGTACTCTGTGACGGGTATCTCTTTGGGTGGCGATAAACTAGCAGACTTTGAGTTGGATGACGGTCAGCGCGAAGGCTTCTACGACTACTCTGCAATAGTTGCCAAGAAAACAAAAGAAAGCACATACAGCGGTTCTAATATAGTTACTGTATCTTACAACTACTTTAGACATGGTGGAACCCCATTTGGCCCATTCGTAGGACAGCATTCGTATTTGGGTGTTTCATACGATCAGATTCCCCTGTTCACAAATCCCAAGACAGGACGAACAGTTTCACTGGCTAACTGCGTTGACTTTAGACACAGCGGCCCAACAGCAGAAACCATTCACTCCAAACCGTATGGCGATTACGAGTCCCTATCCGCAACCACAGCATCTTGGAATAATTTCTTACCGCGAATTGATCGGTTGAGCCTAAAGATTAATCCATCAGACCTATCAACCTCTTTTGCTATTGATTCTGGTGTTCCTGAACTGTCTCCACAGTCTCCACCCGAAACAGAAAACTCAATGACTGTGGCTACTCTAACTGTGCCTGCTTATACCTACAGACCACAAGAAGTTGTTGTAACAAAGAACGATGTGCGTCGGTATACAATGACAGATATTCATAATGTAGAAAAGCGTGTTGATGAGATTGAGACATTTACAAAACTGTCCCTGTCTGAATCTGAAATGGCTGGACGAGATGTTAAGCCTATAGTTGACGGATACATTGCAAGCGGTGGCTCTACTGCATCGCTGGGTGTTTCTAGCCTGACCGGAGAACCCATCAAGACATCCATCTACACTGATGATTTCTATGGTCACGCTGGTGGAGATGTTTCAGATAAAGACCACCGTTGTGCCGTGGACTACCAATACGGCGAACTGCGCCCAATGTTTACACACAACCTGTTTAGTTTAGGTTCTGCCAGTTCACTATCTGGCACTACTGTTTCAAGTGATGGGCTGATTACTCTAAACTTTACTTCTACTCCGCTCATCACAAACGACGGATACAACAAGAGTGTGGCAGTAAATCCCACAGGAACGGTGAATTGGCTTGGATTTATGAAGTTAACCAAGCAGTACGAAACTGGGTTTGATACTGGTGTTCGCCCTGTTGTTTACAATAACAATATGTCAGAGAATGACAATTGGATTGGTTCCAACGCAAACAACGCTCGCGGTTTCGGAACTCAATGGAACGATTGGGAGTACCTGTGGTCGGGTACTCAAATCCGAACCGATGGCAAGGACGATGTTCAGAAGCGAATTCTTGAAACACCAAGAACCAATTCGCCTTCGTCTATTCCCACCACCAATTCCGGAAACGAAAAAACCGCAATCAACCGAAACACCACGCCAACCGATCAGAAAGTTGGAAATCTGCTGAACTCCAGTAGGTTGATTGGTCGCACCAAGTACAAGACACTTGACAACCGAATGGTTGACCGAACGGTGGTTCCGTATGTTCCGGTGAATAACAATATTGGCGTTACTGCTTACGGATTGCGTCCAAGTTCCACGGGATTGAATCTGTATGTGGACGGTGTTCTAGTCAAGAGCGGGCTTTCTGCCAACTCAAACGGAACCGTGGGTGTAACCTTCTCGTTCACCAGCGAAGGATACCTGTCAGGTGAAAAGTCTGTACGAATTTCTGATAACGCAACCACACAAAACGCCACACAAGCAGCGGATGGAATCTTCTATTGTGGTGGAAATGTGCGTCAGCGGTTTGATGGCGTGTACTCCACACGAAACCCAGAGTACAGACGGCAGGCTGTTACAAGTGAAGGCATCATTAAAGACCCCTTCCAGCGCGATGTTTCCTACGACAATATTCAGGAAACCATCAACAGCAACCAGTGGATTGATCCGCTTTGTCAAACCTTTATTATTGACGCAAAGGCGTATCCCGAAGGCGTGTACGCAAACAGCCTGACTCTGTATTTTGACACCAAGGACACCACTCTGCCCGTAACTGTGCAGTTGCGTCCCACCATAAACGGATACCCATCACCTTCGGTTTCCTTCCCCATGTCTACTGTGACCCTCATGCCATCACAGGTTAATACGGGATATGTGGGCAGCACTGTGGAACCCCTTGGAACAGTATTTACTTTTAGCAGCCCAATCTACTTGGAGCCGGGAGAGTACGCAATTGCTGTTATGACCAACAGCAAGAACTATACCTTGCGTGCCTACGATTCGGGTGTTGATCTTATAAATACTGGTCGTGGTGGCAACAACCCTGCCGTTGGAACTCTGTATCAGCCACAGTCGGTTGGTGCTGCTGCTCAAAACCTGTCAACGGATATCGCGTTTACTGTGAATCGTTGCGAGTTCGGTGCTTCCTCAAGTGGAACCGCAAACTACGGAAATCAGACTGTAAGTAATTGCCAAATTATAAAGGTGAATGTGCCGCAAATCACACCACTGAACTGTACTTCTGCAATTATCTTAGATCCATCAACAACCGCGTTGGTTCTACAGAACAACCAAAATAAGTACCTGTCTTCTGTTTATACTAGTGATGCAGGTATACAGTTTTCGTTGACTCGTCCATCCAAGTCGTATCTGTCTCCTGCGGTTGATACAGGTGTGTTCTTTGGTGTTGGTGCTGCCATGATTGCCACCACAGATACTACCGCATTGCCTTCGTCTGCGTATGTGTCCAAGGCAGTAACCCTGCCTGAAGACTTGGTGTCTAATGGAATATTTGCAACAGCAGAAGTGTGCTGCCCATACGGTTCTCAAGTTCGTGCGTATGTGCGGTACGCGAATCGTGGTGAATCTGACTTGTTTAGTCAGCCGTGGGTGGCTATGGCTGCTATTGATGGAATTGGTAGCCCCAAGTATCCGTTCACAGCGTCTTCTAATCTGTCCAAGAGCGAGTACGATTTCCGCCCAACACGATGGGCACTATTTGATAACACAACAGGTATTCGTGCGTATCAGATCAAGTTGGTGTTTACTACTGATCTTACAGGAGCGAGCAAAACCTATTCTGCTTTGCCTGCTATCCGTAACTTGCGAATGGCTAGCCTCCGAACAGTATGATTGGTAAATACATAAAAAATACAAACGGTCGGGGTGTTGTTCTAGGCGACTCAAATATTTTATCCCAAATTCGTGAAAAGGAAGCGTTGCGAGAGACGATTAAAGGATTGCAATCCCAGATAGATACATTGAACGAGCGATTGTCT